CGAAACCTGCGCGCACTGCCGCATCAAGTTTCGCACTGTCGAATGCCATCTCGTTCATAAATAGTCCTCGAATGAACCGTTAAAGGCGCCGATCAACCCCAGCTTGAGAAGTGGCCGGTCTGGCCGGCAATGGCCGTAGCCGTGAAGCTGCTCACTGCCGCAGCATAGGTGGTCATGAAAGTGCTGCCGCTTCCGCCAGTGCCTGACAGTAACTGCGTCAACTGCACTACGGTACCAGCCGGAATGGTGCCACCGCTCAGGAAGTAGCCGACCTTGAAAGTACCGGCGCTGACTGTGCCCACCGTGAGGATGCCGCCTGTCGCCGGGGACACTGCGGCAGCAATGCTGCTGGCCGTAGCCACCGCATCGACATCGATGTTCTGATCCAGCTTGAATCCGGTTTCGATGACGCCCCAGGTATTGATGGTTTCGGAGCTAACCACAGGCCAACTGCCAGAAGCAATTGGTACTACATTGACCAGCTGCCACGTCGAGGCGCTACCCGAAGCGATGTAGCTACCGGCAGGGATTCCAGTGCCGGTCACGACCTGACCGATGGCAATGGCGCTGCCGGTCACCGTGCCAGTGGAAAGGACACCCGTATTGGCAAGCGATGAGCCCGTGACGCTGGCCGATACTGCATTGCCGGTGGCATTGGCTGTGAGGGTGCCATAGACAGGATCGCAATAAACCTTCTGGCCCACCGTGCCGCCACCCAGGAACTGCCCCAGGAAAGCGCCTTGATTGAATAGCGTAATGCCATTCCCGGTTAGAACCTGAGCAGCGCTGTAACCCAGGAAAGTCGTGATCAGCGCGTTTTCCTCGCGATGCACGAACCCAATCAGCGAGGCGGGCTGGTAGTAGTTCGAAGCGATTCCGGTAGCCGGGTTGTACCAGGCAAAACAGCCCACCGTAACGCCTGGAGCGGCGGCCACCGCGGCTTCGGCTCCGGCCACAGTCGTTGCATAGGTCGGAGAGCCGGCAAAATCACCAGGTACACCGACAGGCAGTTCGTTATTAACGAAGCTCTGGGTTCCGTCTTGGGTCAGGCTCATAGCTGCTTACCTTGAAAAAGTGAATGATGCCAGTAACTTCAGGCGACTTTCTTGGGAAGGAAGATATCAGCGATGCTGACCCGATTGCCCTTATCGTCCATCGCCAGCGCCGGATCGCGCGCCTTGACCGGCGCGGCGCGGGACTTGATCACATCGAGCAGCGCAGGGTAAGCGGAGGGGTGCACGCCTTCGATGTTCACTTTGGCGTGTTTGAGCGCGAAGGCGTAAACCTCATCGGCCGACTGCACGCTATCCATCGCGAGCACACCTACAATGGGCTTCACGGCTTCCAGCGCCACGTGCAGATCGCGCGCCTGTTTGCGGGCCAGATCAACGCCGGCCTTCACGGCCGCATTCAGCTGGTCCTGCGTGATGGCAGCGTCTTTGCTGCCCTCGAAATCGTCCCGGTGATCCGGATCCGCGTCCTTCGCGGACTTGGCATCTTTCGCCTTCTTGTCCTTGGCGGCCTTGTCCTTGGCCCACTTGTCGCGAGCGTGCTTTTTGTCCTTGGCGGACATCTTTTCCCACTCGTCGGCCGCGTTGCCGTAGCAGTCGTTCTTTTCGTCCTCGGCCTTTTCCTTGGCCTCATCCTCGGCCTTTTCCTCTTTGTCGATCTCCGCGTCGAGCGCGATCAGATCGGCAGTCGGAGCCAGGAACGGCTTGAGGGCTTCGATACGGGCAGCATGTTTCAAGGGCATGGTTCGTAACTCCGGTGGAGATTCATCAGCAACGTGAACATCGGGGCCGGCTCGGCCCTCGGAAACAATGGCCACGTGATTGGCCTGAATTTGGGTCATTCTTCCCTGGTACTCGATCCCGCCGTACACGCCCGGCGTCATATCCGCCACATAGCGGTAGCCCGCGCTCAGCTCCCGCTGCGCTTTGGACTCGATCAGATCGATGGCTTCCTGCGTGAGCACGGTCAGCGGACGGCAGACCAGATACGGATCCTCGAAGGTGCATTTTCCGATCGTCCCGACCCACAAGTCCTGGCTGGGCAGATCGGCGCTGATCGGCACATGCCTGATCAGCAGCGGCTTGCCCGTGAACGTGTCGGCCGCACGCGCCAATTCCACTGGATCGCGGAAGAGGTTGTAGATGCGATCCGGCTCCAGTCCCAGCGCCACGGCATTCGGAATCTCGCGCCCGTAGTACGGGCAGACGTTCGCCTTCGAGATGCGTGATTCTTCCACACGCATATGGCCGTCCAGATCTACCGATCTGAGCGACTTGTCGAGGGCTAACGGAAGCTGCAAGCACTGTGATCCTTCGATAACTTGAGCGAAAGCATATGGCGGCAAAATCTGTCCGTCAAATTTCAAGCCCCAGCAGATTTTAACTCTTGCATTTGTGCCTCAAGCACAGCGAGCGAAAGACCGCACGGCGCATTGCCAGTAGCCTTGATCCACTCAACATCCGCAATGGCGTAAGCCTCGTCGACGAACTGATTCCAGAAGGCCCATGTCATCGTGTAGTGATTTCCCCAGCTGATCACGCGCAGGCCGATCTCATCGTAGCCGGCAACGATCACAGCGTGGCCGCCAGCGATACCGTTGTCTGCGGATTGGTCAACGTCCCACACAGAATTAGGCGCAGTGAGATTGTTCATCAAGAAATTAGGGACATCGAAACCGATGTACGCGAGCGCGAAGTCGGCAATTGTGCTCTTGATGTTCTCGATGTCTTTCACATCGACTTCGACAAAGGCGGCGATCTTCTGCACGCCACCGGTAACCGGAGCGCCACTGTTGAGCAGGTAGGTCAATACGCTTTGCTCGTCGCCGCCCTGATCTGTATTCGGCTGCCCAGCCACGTAGCCGCAAGCGTCAGAATACAAGGCGATTGCTTCTGAGTCCGGCTCGCTGTCCATCGTGCCCGCAGCGTTGAAGGTCCATACCTGAATGGCGTGATAGACGGCCGCGCACGTGCAATCGCCAAGAGAATCATTAGCGTAAACGCCAAGGCTCGCCGGCATTCCGATGGTCCAGTCGATTGACGATGGCGGAGCGGGTAGCGGTGTACCGCCCAATAGCGCCCGCATGTGAGGGACGCGCGGATCGTGACGACGTGGAAGGCGACCTAGTTTCATGGCTAATCCTCGAATTCAGGAATGATTGCAACGCTCACGCATTTACAGTTTATGGGTTGACCTGGCCAGATATATTCGCCCTCATCAGGGTCGTACCAGCCCTTCGACAAGTCAAAAATCACGCGATCACGGCCGGCGCGCACGTGCGAAGGCCGCGGCTCTTTGCCCCCACCGCTGTGCAGCCAGCGAGCTTGCTCAATTCCAAGCTCCTGCCGCCGCACGTTCTCCATGATCGCGTGGGCCTTTCTGTTCTGGTCAGAAGCGATCAGGGACGCACGCCTCAAGCTCACGCCGTAGTTCTTCACCAGATCCGCGCTCAGCGAGTGCAGGTCGCCGCCCTTCATCACGTTGGTGAATACCGTCGTCTGCACGTCTTTCAGGTACTGCTGAGGAATGCTCTTGATCAGATTCACATTCTCTTGCGCAACGGCTTTATAGGCATTCGTCATCTTCTGGGTCGGGTTAAAAGAGACGGCAAAACCAGCCTTTTTGAAGGCTGACATCATCGCCGTATCGGTGTACTGGCGGCTTTTCCCGGCGAACATCTTCGCCGTATCGAACGAGAGCGTGTCGAATTTACTGATCCAATCGCGCCCCCACTTGGTAAATACCCGATTCCACCAGGCGCTGCTGCCCTCATCCTGCGCGAAGCCGATATCCGGATCCTCGCGCTTCCATGCGGCCCGGACATGCGTCTGCATACTGCGGTGCATCTGATCCAGAAGCGCGGTCAGGCGCTTGAGATACCAGGCGCAGAGCGCCGCTGAGGGGCGCACAGGGGGCACCTGTATGGGCTTCAGCGCCTTTAGCTTCACTGGCTTGCGGAATCGCTATTATCGCCGCCCTCGCCTGGCAGCGGCTCATCCACTTCCGGCGGGCCTGGCGCCGGGCCGCTCAAACCGTTGTAGCCGCTGCTGGGGTCAGCGATCAGGCGTTGGCGTTCCTCATCCGGGTCAATGGCGCCTTCCTGAATGTAGAGCGCGCCAGCGTCAGCATCAGACTTGCGGATGCGCGAAAGCGCTTCGGCGTTGGGCTGCTCGAGGTCCACGAACTCATAGCCGATATCTTCGTCGACCTCACCGAATTCGCTCAGCTGGATCGCGATCAGGATCTTGTCAATGTGCGGGCGCGCGTCGGCTTCCTGCCCGCTGCCGATCCAGTTGTGAAAGACCTGGATCTCGCTGTCGCTCGAGGCGTTAAGGCCCGAGGGGGTGATACCCGTCAGCACGACCAGCGGGATGTGGGTGGGGGCTGCCATGTGCTCCTGCGCCTGCGCCTGGAGCTTATCCAGGCCCGCAAGGCTCACGGTCAGCTGCTTGAGTTCCTCTTTGTTTTTGTCGCTGAGGAACAGCCCCTGATTGTTCCGGTTCTGCACGAACATGCGCGCGCGATTCAGAAATCCGTTCCAGTCCTCCTGGCCAGCGCTGGGGGCCAGAACCGCCTGCATGTCAGTCGACAGATTGATGATGCTGAAATTACTGATCAGCTGATTCACGGCCTGAACGGTCGAGAGCCAGCGCACCACGTACGGCTCGATCAGCTGCGACAGGCTCATGCCGCCGAAGTTGTAGGAGGGCTTGAGCAGATCCGGAACGGGGCGCGAAACGAACGACAGCAGCCGATCCGAATGCGTGGTCTTGCCCATCACCGCCCACTGTTCGACGCGATAGAAATACGGCATCGTGGGCACGGCCGCGTTCCATTTAACGGGGGTCGTCCAGAGGGGCTCTACCACGCGCAGCGCGCGCAGCGCGCCTTTCGCAATCGTCTTTTGATCCAATAGCAGGGGCTTATCCTGATCGTTCTCATGCCCCGCCACGTCAATGTAGATATGACCTAAACCGAAGAAGCCATCGAGTTCCAGCGCACGGCGCACGGCAGATCGCACCTTGAAGCGCCTGAAGGCATCCTCGATATCTGCGATCCGCTGGGATTTATCCCCGCTCGACTTGGTATTAAACTTGATCCACTTGCGCGTCATCTCCTTGGCGATCACTTCCGTGGGTGCCCGGTACTCTGCGCGCTGGGCGAGCTCTGACAGATACGGATAGCCGGGGAAATACAGGCCCACGCCGCCGCTCAGGTTATTGGCCCATGCCGTGATATTCGGGCCACCGCCCCAGTCGTCCATTGCCATCGTTGCGCCGCTGGGGCGCACGCCTGGGGGCAGCTGGGGCAATTCAAGCCTGCGCCGATTAGGATCCGACTTGGACACTTCGCGCGCGGCTTGCACCGCCTGATCGCTGACGCGCATAGGCGAGGCCGCGGGCGCTGAGGGAATCTGGATCGGAGGCGTGCCGTTCCACGCTTCACGCAGCCAATTCTTGATGCCTTTCACTTGCGCGCCTTTTTGCGTTTCGAATTGCCGTAAAGATGCACCAGTTTTAGCGCAAAGTCGATTTGCCGGCGCGTCGGCAGGAGCGGCCATATGCGACGGAACTGCGCTTTAGCGTGGGCCGCTGGCATACTGGGGCTCGAGGAATGCGGGGTTGATAGAAATCGGTCCATTGATCTGCGCGAATACCATACAGACAGCATCGGCAAGATTCGGGGAAGCCACGCCGTCGGGGGTTTTATCGATCAGGAGCTTGCCCGATTTGCTCATGGCGTAGGTGGGCTGGCTCAATTCAAGGCAGAGCTTTTGACGCTCAGGGAAGTCTGAGCTGATCGAAATCAGATCGTTTGCTTTGTAGGGCTGGCCGTTGCGGGCGTGGTAAGTGGCAAGAAATCTCTTGCTCAAGGCGACCCAGCTTTGCGCCTTGAAATTCTCGAACATGTCCTTGTTCGTGCGCTCGGTGCCCGGAGTGATCGAATCCGGATCCACCACAGCGGCACTACCCCGATATGGGGTCACGCGCTTTTTGCCCTTGTGGCGCAGATCGTTGATGCGCTTGGCATCGCCTCTAACGCCGCTACCAAGGCCATCAGCGTCGTAAATGAACGATTCGAGTTTATGAAAGTCGCTTAGAATAAACGCGCGCTCTGTCGTGGCGTAAATATCAGAGCCGGCGCCTTTCCAGCTTTCGGCGTGTAGCAGCACTATGCCGTGGCGGACGGCAAAGGCATTCGCATCCGGCCCTTCATCGCCCACATCGAGCGCCCCGCAGCGGACCCCCGTGGGCTCAATGCCCAGGTGCTTATGGGCGTCTATGGACGCCTGGATCCAGGCCGCAGGGATGACCACGCCCTCGGCGGAAGCCGTGAAGGAGCCATCGACCTCCTGCGCCAGCGATATCGGGTCAAGTTCCTCCTGCTGCTTCTTGTACCACGCCTCGTCTTTACGCGGATCATCACGCCAGCCGAAGTCGAAACGTTTGATCTTTCCGCCGTGCGCTTTCTGGGCAAAGCTGTTGGCCATGCCAAACGGGGTGCTGATATCAATACGGCAATCCGTGTTAGAGGCCAGCGCCATGTCGACCAATTGCGGGTGCTCTAAGTGAGCGCTCTCGTCAATCGCATACATCGCCTTGCGCCCACCGCGGCCGATATCATCGCCGGCCTGGCCTGTAATGGATGAGCCGGTCTCTGGGAACATCAGCCGCATGTGCGCGCTACAGTGACGCTCGTTGGCCCAGCCGCCCCGGAATTCCTTAGGCAGCAATTCAATAAACTGACGCGCCTTGGCGAAAAGGGTATCCGGATCCCCGCCGCGATCAATCTTGTCCTCGATGTAGCTGCCAACCCCGAACATCATATTTTTGTGGAATATGCACAGCGTGCATTGCAGCGCCATGATGATCCAGCTGGCGCCAATTTCTCT